TCTAATGCTGGATGGGTATGGTCAAGAGGTGATGGTATGATGGGATTCCTTAATAATATTGCAACGAGTAGATGTGGAGTATCTGGTTCATTAGATAGTTGGAATCCAATGGATATTGTTGCAGTTCAATCTAGTATGGAACAAAATATAAAGGATGAAATTGAAAAATATGTTGTTAAGGGTTCTGATAAAGATATTAATAAAGATATATTGAATGGGATAATGATAAAGTATATAAAAGGTCTTGCTTTATTACCTATATCATTGAAGAAAATAAATGATAATGAAAGTGGTGCATTTGAGGAAAGTGATAATCTTAAAAGTGCTGCAGCAAAAAAGAAACATAAGTTAGATTTAGAATATAGTGCCGTTCAGTGTGAT